GGATAGCAGTATGATTGAACCATGGAATAGATTTGGAAACTCCCATTACATTATCATCCCCGTACGTCATCAAACTCACATTATCTTTAAAATCTGCACAATGTCCATATGGGTTTAATTCCACATAACAATAACGCATATATAGAGCATTAACAAGTGAGTTAATTATAACAGTTAAAGGATGACCAGATGGATTAGTTCCAAAAAATTCAACTAAATCATTATTGAGATTAGATAATGGGAAAGCTGTATCCTCAGCAATACCAGAAATCTGTCGTAGTTCCTGATCTGAAAACCCAGCCTCTCTATGAATATTGATAATAACATCAAAAGCTGCCAATATAAAATCAGCAATCATCCGCTTATCAAATTTACCATAATCTCCAGCAACAATTTGATCATCACCATGTTTACATAAATAGTGATATAATTCTGTCCACTCAATAGATTGAGTGACCATACCAGGTCCAGCTTCGAAAACATATTTATTAAGCTGTACCAATCTCACAAAAGACAAAAGATTTTTCCTAACAACAAGACTCCAATCAATTGGAGCACCAGTAAACAATCTAATCTTTTTAATTTCAACTTTTTGTAAAGGTGTAGCTTCATCTTTCAAATGACCTGTAAAAACAGGATACGCTCTTTTTCCTTCACTATATAAATTTTCAATATAACGTACTCTATCCCAAACTTCGGGACCAAAATCACATCCATCAGGATATTTCTCATCCTTAGCGTCATGGAGAAAATTCTTTTTAGCTTTGTTCCAGGGAAACCCCATCGATGATTTTCTATTTATACCATCAATAAAGATTACACCAGGTAAACCATTAACACTCGATTTATCACTCAAAATAACTAATTGTTTTTTCCAATCTCTTGGTAAATTTGAAATAATATCACGAGTATAGCCCTCAACACACTTCTTAAGCGTATCACGCTTATAATCAACATTGGGCTTAATCATTTCAACAACATTTTTACGCCATGGTTCCCACCCTGTCATACAAGGGGCTCCATGTTCAACTTTAACGTTATAATGTTGCAAAAAATCTTCTTGCAAAGGTGTTTTACACACCTTACTCTTAGGTTTTGGGCGCATACCAGCAAATGAACCATAAATATTTAAAGTACCTGTTTCTAAATATCTTAAAATACTCTTATGATGTGGTTCGGTTAATGGAATTTCATCTTTTAAGCCCAGTTTCGGTTTTCCACCACCTTGTATAATGGGACGTTTAGAGAACTTTGCCTTTTCTTCTAACTGCAACAAATCTCCTTTTGTAACCAACAACATAGCAGTGTGCCGGGATTTTCCAGCAATATGTATACCAACAACTATGGGACCTTGTGGTGTTTTAGCAACACATAGAGATCCACACATACCATTCCTGGTTTCCATATTTCCCATCCCATGATAAGCATCCATAGAACCAACAATCAGTTCCATGTTATTTACAAATTGAATTGCAAATACTTCATTAATGGTTAATGTTCCGTCTTCTTCACGCGTCAACTCAATGGCATTAGTGATAGGAACAAAACCTTCACACCACAAATTCATAATATCTTTCTGTGGTGGCATACTTAACACTTCAATCATAGCAACATCCTTAGAATCATGAAATCCTATCTCAGTGCGTTTAACCTTAAAAGTGTGATTTGGACCTAAATTTTGTCCAACATTCATCTTGAATACACCTACAGTATATTCAGAGAATTCCTCTTCAAAAGCATGTTTATTAGTGATGAGTAAATG